CGTATCTGTCCAAACTTTTGCATTAAGCATTGCCCAAATCCATGCACCAATTTCTCTCTCCTTTACTGTGTTGTTATAAGATTGATTTCTGCCCATGATATGCCCAATTTCGTGCAAAGCTGATACATAATATCCCGTATTCTTAGTCGGTCTAATATGTATATGCCTTTGACTAGGACTGGCATAGTAATTAGGAACGGCATCATCTAACGATTGATAAGTGACAGTTATGCCATGATCTGCACACAACTGCTGGATATGCAAAGCCATATCGATACGTTTAACCAATGGTCTCATATTGTGCCTCCTCAGTTTCGATCTCATCACGAACATATTCTGCCCATGATTCTCCATGATCTTCTTTAATTCTAGCGATAGCTTGATCATTTGTCATGCTATCATCAGTTAAATAGGAATAAAACTCTTGCATTATTCCCATCA